GCCACTGCCGAGTGCAACAGCAGCAGCAATCTTGGTTCCAGAAGCGTTCACCGTGGAGCCCTTATTGGCATCCAGAGAGGGCATGTTAGAAGGCCGTAGTTACAGCGAGTTTATTTTCCACCGACTTGCGGTAGGCTTCATCCTTCGAGTAGCGGGGGTCCGACATATCACGCACCATCTCAGCCCGTGAACCATAGCCAGCGTTCCCAGCGTTGGCATTGCCACCACCGAGGAGTTGCGGTTCGCGGCCATTGGCTGCCTCATAGCGGGCGCGGAGACCTGAGATAGCCAGCTTGGCTTGGTCTACGGAACCCGTGGTGACCGCTTGGTTGTAGGCGTCAAGCTCACCAGCCGTGAGACCGTTCTTGGCCCACGTTGCCATAGCGTTGAACTGTTCCTCACCGCCTGCAGCTTCGAGACCCTGTGCGCGGACTTGCGTAGCCAGAGCTTGCTGACCTGCGATGTAGGCGTCCACCATCGGCTTCGGGATGCCAGCGGCTTCGAGCTTCTGGTAAGAGGCTTCCGAGAGGTTGCCTGCCTGAGCGAACTCCGTGCTGAAGTCAGCGAGGTTCAGGCCCTTCGATTCCAGAGCTTCGGCTGCCGCATCCGGCGCTGCAGGAGCTTCACCAGCCGGGGCCTCTGCGGGCTTACCTTGGGATTGCTTCTGTTCCAGTTCGGTGTACGAGCGCGCCCACGCTTCGGTGTCTACTGCACCAGTCTCAGGGTTCCAGAACTTCTCGGGAACGTGAGCGGGGCGTTGCGGGGCTTCTGCTTGCGGAGCATTGCCCGAGGCTGCATCGTACTTCGCGGCCATCGCTGCATCGTACTCGGGGGTCCCCGGTGCCGGTTGATTGGCGGGGGCTTGTGCGGCTGCTGCGTTCTCTTGGCTCATCAATTGTCTACCCGGTAGGCTTCGTGCGAGTCCAACTGAACTGCGCCTTCAGGAATCGAGAAGCCATCTTCGAGGACCTTAGCGGGAGCCTTGGCCTTCTTCGGGGCTGCCTCTACAGGAGCCGAGGGTTCACTGCCGAGGGGAATTGCGTCTGCCATGTTACTGTCCTTGTGGTGCGGGGGCTGCCTGCTGGCCCTGCATGTGTTGTTTAGCGAGACCACCCATCTGGTTCACAGCGTTGGGTCCCAATGTCTGGAGCATGTTCTGCATCTGAGCTTGCTGCTCTGCTGCGGCAATCTGCTCATCGGTCTTGATGAGGCCGTTCATGTCGATGCCCAGAGATGCCCCGGTGCGCTTGATAAGGTCACCCATGTTGACGTAGGTGGGTGCCACTTGCGGACCAAGTTGCTCAAGGGAGGTCATGAACTGCTGGAGCTTCGTGAGGTCATTGCCACGTCCGATAGCCTCGATGCCAGTGGTGATGGCAGGCTTAACGGTTCCTTCAGGCAGCACCGGGAGTTTCCCTTGGCGCTCCATCTGGAACATCACTCGCTGTACGAGGGGCAACTGGAACTCTTGGCTCAGTGTCGAGTAGACACCGCCCAGTGAGCTTTCCAGTTCGTTAGCCATGTATCGGATTTCCTCTGCTGTCACTCGCTCACCATTACGCTGGATGGCGGTGTTCAGGAGGAAGGCAAAGCTAAGCTCTTGGGTAATCGTGTCGCACGTCTGCTTGGCAATAGCGAAGTCGGCCTGCTTCTGCATCTGCAGCACAGTCACGTCTTCAGCGTTACCTTCCTTCACGGCACCTGACTCGCTCTCAGTGAGCACGCGGAGCTTGGTGGTGGAGTTCGGCTTGACCAGGAAGAGTACCTTGGCTGCAGCAGCGGAGCCCTGAACGATGGCCTTACGGAGAGCGTTGAGGGACTTGATGTCACCCAGGTACTCTTCTACAAAGCTACGGCCATAGTCTTCGCCATCGACTGCGATGAAGCGGAGGGGAATCCACGGGGACTTACCCAGCGGATAGCTACCACGCGAGCCAGGAATCTCGATGCCATTGGCTTCTTGATAGACCTCCCAGTTACTCTTGGTGCGCTTCACGCTGGTGTAGACATCAACCACATCTTCGTTGTCGTCAGCCTTCTTGTTCGCCAGTACGGACTCACGGATGCCCTCAGGGAGTTCCATCGGGGACACACACTCTTTCGTGATGTGCTCCAAGACGTTGCCCATAGGGTCCCGCTTGACCACGTAACGGTCCAACCGGAAGGTCTTCATGCCGCCAGTGGGGGCCAAGAAGAACAGCACGTTGCCCGTAACGAGGAGCAACTTGATACCTTCGAATGCCGAGGTGCGGATAGTGCTTGTTTCGATGTTGGTCATGACTGACCGCTCCATCCCGCTCAGTGCATTCTCAATCTGGGCACGCATATCCTGGCGGCCAGTGAGCTTCTGCATGGTCACGTCATCCACCACGAGGCGGAAGAACGGGGAGTTCGGGGGGAGTAATGCTAGGAGGAGCTTAGCTGCCAAGTTGTTCACCGCTCTGGCACCGAAAGACTGGTACGGGGTGGGGAACTTGGTGGAGCTAGTGGAGCCCTCAGGGGGGAGTAAGGTGGGGATGGTCAGCTTCGCACAGTCCCGGCTACGCTCCAAGAACGTAAGGCGGTCAGTGCTGAGCTTGTCATACCGTGCCTTGAGACTGGCGGTAACGTCACCCATTACTTCGGAATCGTCAGGCCAGATGCAGCCGATGCTGCGGGTGTAGCGAGGTCGATACGGAGAGCGTTACGGCCCGTTGAGGCAGCCCGTTGACCACCTGCAGTGTTGGTGCTTGCGGTGTTCTCTGGGTTGGCCATCGGAGCCGGTGTCTGGGCCGGGGCCACAGTCTGCTGCTTCGGGGCGCTGGGGGCGCTGCACATGGTGGGGATTACCTCAGGAGGGGTCGGTCACCTCTGCGTACTTCGCGTGCAGGGTTTCGATCATGAAGCGCTGCCCTACCTTGAACCACATCACCGATGGTGGGTCGTTAGGATTGGGAAGGCTGAGAGGGAGCAGCTCGTCAAGAAGCCTGAGGAGCTCAGGGGAGAGAAGCTGTCCGATTTGTTCGGAGAGAGTTACGGATGCCGTGGACATATCTTAGAGTTACCTTAGGTATATTTTCGGCGTAGAGCTATAGGTAGGTTTTACGCAGCCGAAATTGTCAAGTAAATCCCGCAGAGGCCCAGCCAGTAAGCCCCCGCGAGATTCCCAGTTAATCCACCAGAGTGCCGTCTTCGATGAACTGTTTCAGAAGCTCGATGGAGTGGATTGCCTTGTCCAAGTCCTCCAAGCGCTTCGCCTTATCGCCCTTCTTCCGGGTGATGTACTTGATGGCCGTGTGCTCACATGCGTTGAGACCGTTGGCAATCGAATACTCCATCGGTTGAATCTTCAGGCCCTTGTAGTGGGCCCCACCGATTTGCCGATTGAGGGCGTCAAGTTCCAGCGCCTTCAGCTTGGGGATGTCGTGGACAACCTTGGCCGGGTGGAACTCAATCGGCTTCCACTGGGGCAACACCGGACCACCGCGAGTCTCCGATGCGGTACAGGTCCAGCACCCTGCGGGGATGTCATCCAAGACGCCAGCTTGGGTGTGGTTGCCGCACGTATTGCAATCTCGTTCCATTACACCGGGTCCTTATAGTTGAGGCAGCTTGCCGGGGTGGAGAACCACTGGACCACATGCTTGTCATGCTGGGTGCAGCGGACGCCACCATTGGCAACATCGACCTTCCCATGTACACAATCGAGGCACGTCTTATCGTTCTTTACAGTTGTTGCATCCATTCGTATAACCTTTTGATTTCTTCAAGGGTTGCATCGTTCTTCAGTCTGTTAGCCCTGTGACTAATGACGGCTATGTTTCCGGGCACGTAGCCTAGTTCTGGAACGATGCGGTCTAAGGAGGGGGAGTCGTCCGATGCCCTGCCTGTGCTGCGGGCTATAGAGATACCCAGTGCAGGGCAAACATCGGGGATAACGATGTCTGAGACTGTTATGGAGAACGGGACTCCCTTCAGCTTCGCCCGGTGCTTGGCCTGAGCAACCATGCGGTTTTTCGGATTGGCCTTCTGCCAGTCCACGTTGTAACTGTTGCTGCATCCGTTGCACTGCAGGCCCTGCGATTTCCTGCGGGACCAGTTCTCATCGCTGAGCATGGCGCCACAGGTGTTACAGCATGGATTTACGGGTTCCACAGGATGACCTTGCCACCCTTGAAGTCGTAATCCTCAGCACGGGAGATGCGAGCAAGGCGTGCCTGGAGTAGCGCATCCTCTTCCGTAAGTCCCTTCGCCTCATATGCGGAGACAACCAGTTCCCACAGGTCAGCCGGGTGTGCATCCTTGATGAGCTTGTCCGCCTTCACAGGCCCAACACCGGGGCAGCCTTTGTAGTTGTCGGTCGAGTCCCCCACCAGGGTCTGGTACATGTGGAAGTAGTCCGCGTAATCCTCGGAGATGAGGTGCGGCTTGCGGTCCTTAGCGGGATTCCACAGCCATCCCGGAATCGTTGCTAGGTCCTTATCTTCCGAAACTGTCACCTTCCGACCTGGGACCAGCGTGGGGTGCGTAGAGAGAATCCCCATGATGTCGTCAGCTTCCATCGTGGGCTTCCGATAGCTGCGGTAGTTCGCAGCCATGTAGTCCTTGACCGCTGAGAGGTACACAGGGCGCTTCGAGTAATCCCGGTTGGCCTTGTAGTCCGGGTAGATGGCCTTGCGCCAGCCTTCCTCGGTGGGGCAGGAGAGGCAGATGATTAGCTCATCGGCCTTCGTGTGCTCCAGATACTCAGCCAGTAGGGCATCGATGCGGGGCGTGGTGTCCTCCCACTCCTCCACATCAACACACTCAAGGACCTCTCCGGTTTCATCATCGAGGAACTTGTGGGTCTTCTGTGCCGTGGAGGCAATCTTGAATGCCACAATGTCCGCGTCAATCAGGAGAGTGGTCTTCATTTCTTAGCCACATAGATGGTCTTGGTGATGACCTTCTGGACCACCTCGCCACATGTCGGGTCGTCATACTCATAGTCTGAGTAGTAACTGCCTGAGCGGGAGGAGCACACATTAAAGAACTGGTCCGTAGGCCTCCACCGGTAGATGTCTTGCTTGAGGTCGAAGTCCTTGTAGTTGTTCTTCCAGACACCTTCCTCAATAAGGATCAAGTCATCAGTGATGGGCTCACCGTCCTCATCGAGCATCTCCAGAATTTGAATTGGCGTCATGCGAACACCTCTTGGTCAAGATGTCGGTGCTCCATCGGGATGTACAGGGAGAACTCAGGGAACCGCTGCTTGAACTTCGAGTTCCACCTGCGCATCGAGCGGTCGAACTGCTGCTGGTCCTCACACTGGCTGAGGGTGAACGTCTTCCACTTCATGTCCAAGTGGAACGCTTCGGTCGAGCCAAACACTAATGGGCTTCCGATGTACCACGCTTGGCAGATGCCAAAGTCATGGCACTTAGCGCGCTCAATCGGGTCCAGCCCGGGTGCCAGCACGATGACCTGAACGGGCACATGCTCCAACGGATGGGGAGCGAAGGGGTCCGCGTCTTCCTCTTGGACCTCGTAGACGTGCTCCACCTCACCACCCGCACCGGCATACTCAGCAGCGATGATAGGGCTCACGTTGAAGGCCCCAAAGGCTTTCGCCAGCTTCACATCAATGTTCGGCTGTGAGGGCACGAAGACATCAATATCCTTCACAGGGCGGCCCAGGATGTGGTCACGGCAAGCACCCCCCGCGATGAGGGCTCCCGTGATACCAGCGTCCTTGAGCTTGCTGAGGATTTCTTCGAATTGATCGAACAGGTTCATCACTTAGGCTCCTTCTGGAACTCTTCGATGCTCGCCTTATCGGCATTGCACGAGAGCAATTGGTTGTCGTACGCCTTGATGCAGTCCACCAAGTCCCCGTTGGTTTCCAGCCTGCAGATAGCGGGCTCAGTGGGGGAGGTCAGTGCTTGCGGGATTTGGACTGTCTTGGT